CAATCGAATTGCCTTTGATACCGCTATCGAACTTTCCAAAATGGCTGGGCGCTATAAAGGCGACAAATGGGAATCAATGCCTGGCGGCGGTGTTCCCCTACTTACACCTGAGCAAGCAGATTCGATTATAGCTGGAATAGATAACAAAATATTTAGCTCAACAATGCTTGAGCTGGCAGGAGCATCAAAACGAGCTCCGCCTGATCGATGGCTTAATAAAGTCGGTGGAGGCATTCCATATCTCACGCCAGAAGAAGCCGATATAGCACTTGAAACCATACAAGCGTCGATTGATTTGTCTACAAGGATTGAATTAGAACATTCCGCGGCAAGAGTACCCGTTGACCCGTATTTATATAAACCAGGTGGCGGTGTTTCTTTCCTTTCTCCAGAAGCTGCAAAAGCAGTTACTGATTCAATAGATGCACAGATAGCTACCGGGCTTAGAGCAGAACTTGCAGAGTCTGCAAAGCGCGCTCCAACGGATCGCTGGCTTAATAAGGTTGGTGGTGGTATACCATACCTCACTCAAGAAGAAGCACAAACTGCCCTCGATACTATTGCGTCAAGTATGTATTTAGATAGCCGCATAGAAATGCAGGCTATGGCATCCCGGGCTCCTACTGACCGATGGATGTATAAACCGGGCGGTGGTGTTTCTTTCCTTTCTCCAGAAGCTGCAAAAGCAGTTACTGATTCAATAGATGCGCAGATAGCTACTGGCCTTAGAGCTGAACTTGCTGAATCTGCAGCTCGTGTTCCACCTGATCGCTGGATGAATAGGCCTGGCGGCGGAATACCATTATTAACTCAAGAACAAGCGGATTCTATTATCGCTACTATAGATGCGCAGATAGCTACAGACCTTAGAGCAGAGCTTTCTGAGGCTGCTAAGCGTGTTCCGCCTGATCGCTGGATGAATAGGCCTGGCGGCGGGATACCATATCTCACGCAAGAGCAGGCAGATGCTTTTTGGGAACCAATAAATGCTAGTATAGCCACTGAACTTAGAACTTACCTTGCAGAGGCTGCGAAACGTGTACCACCCGATCGCTGGATGTATAAGCCAGGCGGTGGTATACCGTTACTTACACAGGAACAGGCAGCGGAAGAAATTTCAAGAATTGATTATAAGATAGCATATCAAGAAACACAGACGCCAGAAGGATTATTTAGATTAAACATGCTCGCCTACCAGAATGCCCCACCATCAACTAATTGGCGAGAAAGACAAACTATCGCTATCAATCCGAATACTGGAGATATTCTGGGTTACACTATTCAAAGCGCATATACTGATGCTGAAAAGTATAGGGCAGCGTTGGATGAGCTAGAAACACGATTTGCTAATGGAGAAATATCTACTGAAGGCTACAAGCAAGCGTTACGTGAACTTGCGGAACAATATGACACAGGAACGAAACTTGCGAAACAATTCGGTGACGCTATTCTGATAACAACCATAAGCTCTCTTACTGATGAATTCTATGAACTCGGTGAAGCGATCGCAGATGGTGCAAATGCGTGGAATTCGTTCGGCGACGCAATGAGCGATACACTAGAGAAAATTCTTGTTATGCTACCGAAACTAGCGGTGCAGGCTGGGTTGCAAATGCTGACTGATATAAATCCAGCAAATGATACTCTAGGCCTTGCATTGATTGGCGGTGGGCTTGTAGGAAGCGTTGGGGCTGGCTTACTGAAAAGCAATGCGCTTGGAGATGTTTATACTTCTCCATCTTTGCACCAATACGCCAATAACGTCTACGACAATCCGCAATTATTTACCTTCGCAAAAGGTGGTGTGTTCGCCGAAGCTGGGCCTGAAGCTATCATGCCTCTAGCGCGTGATTCGACAGGGAAGCTAGGAGTATCCGCCAAAGCAACAGGCAATATCGATATTCAAATCAACAATTATTCGTCGACACCTGTCGCCAGCAAGACGCAAACAATTACCGATGCTGCTGGGAATAAAAAGATTATCCTTACCTTACGGGATATAGTACGGCAAGAAATTGCCACGGCAAACGCCGGTGGCGTGAGGAAAAGCTAAATGGAATACTGGCCGACTTCTTTACCATTAAGGCCGCTTCAAGATGGTGCTAGCGTATCGTTACCTGACAATAGGCGTGTTACAAAAATGGACGCTGGGCCTGCAAAGATCCGTCTCAAAGCTACGACAGCGCCTGAACCGCATCGATATTCTTATGCAATGACGGCGGCACAACTTGCGACGTTCAAGGCGTTTTACCAGACGATTTTACACTATGGAACTGATACCTTTTATTGGCCTGATTGGAGACTGTTTAATAATGACGCGGCGCCTGTCTATGTTCAGGCAAGATTTTCTCCAGAAGCCAATCCGCCGAGCTATGCGCCTAATGACAATGAGTTTATTGTGACGATTGATTTAGAGGTGTGGGCATGAGCACTACATTATCGGCAAAAGTCAAAGCTGCTTTATTCGCTCGAGAAACGAATGGCGCCGCGATTATGTTGCTTACTATTTCGCATCCTTCAGTCAGTACGATATATATAACAAATAATACAGTACCGCTTACCTATGGGGGGCATACCTATGCCGCTGTACCGTTTGTGCTTGATTGGCACGCCGAGACGTCGAGCGAAGTCGCTTCTGCGACTCTTACCACCTATAATTCCGACGAATTGATTTCGGCACTTCGTTCCGTCGGGGATTTTATCACCGTAAATGTGCAAGCTGTTTGGTATGACGAATCAGGAACCTTGACGCTGAACGGAAGCTGGCATCTTGACGGAAGCGAGCGCCTCGATGGTACTGCCGGGGTCTTCGAACCAGTAAAAGGAATTTCGTATATCGTAAAAAGCATTGATTATGACGACGAAATAATTCAAGCGTCGCTGGCGATTGATGATGCACTTGAGTACGAGATATTGCCAATAGAACTGACGGCACAAGTAGCTCCGGGGTTGTTCACATGAACGATAATATTGTTCACCAGAACTACGGCGACTATGTTGGTATACCTTTCGTTGATGCTGGAAGGACAAAAGAAGGTTGTGATTGCTGGGGGCTTGTGAGGCTTGTCTTACGTGAAAAGTTTGGCAAAGAACTGCCAGCGTTCGATGATTACGAGCGTTCATCGGTAAGCGAAAGTGAACACCAGATAGCGATTGGTCGGGAAGCGTTGCCACTAAAAAAAGTAGATGAACCGCAAGAAGGAGATATTGTACTGATGCGTATTCGTGGGAAATTGTGCCATACCGCACTCTATATTGGCAATGGCGAGATATTGCATACCAACCGCGGAACAGATGCGGTGATTGAACCGCTCGATGGTATTCGACAGCTTAGGCTGAAGGTGGAGGGATATTATCGTGCCAGCTAAAGTATATTTCTTCCCACACCCATTCACAAGCGAACGACGCGAAGAAACGATAGAATCAGGAGCTACGCTTGAATCTATTGTTAAGAACGCACGTAATGACATCCCCCACGGATTGATGGTAAGAACCTATGTCAATGGAAAACTTATCAGCAATAACGATAGAAGTAAAACTATCGTGCATGATGATGATGAGATAATTGTAAGGATTGTTCCAGAGAACGGTAGTGAAGATACCGACAGGGGAAAAGCAGCAAATACAAAAGCATTTGGTGGCGCTATTGCATCCCTAGCTTTGATTGCGGTTGGTATTGTTACAGGCGGAGTGGCATGGGTTGCTGCTGGATTTGCTATTGGTATAGCCTCTCCGTTCCTTGCAGGATTAACAGGTGCTGGCGTTATAGGTGGTCCTTATGCCGATGAGATGGGTACAATAAATCATCCATCAATTCATGGCGCACAAAATCAATCGAATCCGAACGGTAAAGTGCCGCTTGTGTTTGGCAAGCACTTGATGACGCCTGGGTATCTGTCACCACCTTATACCGAAATATCAGGTGTTGATGGCCAAGATCAATATCTACACATGGCATTTATTCTTGGATATACACCGCTCAAGGTGTCAAATATCCAGTTTGGCGATATGCTCATTGCAACGAACAGCGCCAATGTTACCAATGGTACAATCGTCTGCGACGGTGTCTTGCCAGGCTGTGAGGCTGAAATAAGGCAAGACAGCGTGAATGGTACAGGACTTTCGCTCTATCCAAAAGAAGTCATTGAGCAAAACCTTTCTGCTGCGCTTGCACGGTATCATGTACTTGAATCAACTAAAGAATTGAATGGGATAACTATAACCGTAAATGCGGCTGCAAGAACCTTCACTCGCTCATCAGGTGATTGGACAGCGACCGGCACGAAAGACACAACGAGTTATGCTGATATTCGTGTTGGAGACTTTATTACCTTCTCTGGATTCTCTAACGCTGGGAATAATAAACAATGCCTTGTCACTGGAGTTTCGCCGACAACAATCTATTGCAATCAGGCAACAGGCTTGGTGAACGAAGCAAAATCTGGAATACATGCACGGTGTATCGTTGTACCATCGAATATCCAGACAACGGCAAAAAACACCACTAAAATTGCGGTAACGATAACGTTTCCAAAACTTGTCAAATACTCTAATAATGATAAGCTTAACGCAACAGTCATGGTTAAACCATATTACCGATTAAAATCTGCGCCAGGTGCTACCCCAAACCCGTGGACGTTGCTTGGCACATTTGACAATGGATCGAACACTATTACACGCAACAAAGCTGAAACCCTGCGGTTTGTCGCAACGAGTGCAACACTGACGGCTGGGCAATATGAAGTGTTCGTTGCGCGCGAAACAGAAGATGCGACTGATAGTAATATTCAGGATGTAGTGTTTTGGACAAGCCTGCAATCTTTTACTGATTTGGATATTATGCCTGTCAATACTCGCAAAAAGGTTGCGATTCTTGGCATAAAGATAAAAAGCTCGGAAGCGGTACAAAATTGCATCACGAAATTGAATTGTATTGTCAGTGCCGATTATTCATATATTACAGAAAAAGATACAGGTCATGATTGGGCATCAATCATTGCTACCGACCCACAAAATACTGCACTTGCATTTGTTCATGCGTTGATGGGCGCTGGGAATCCACGGCCACGAACCGCCGCACAGATTGACTGGAACTCGGTCTATGCCTTCGCGCAATGGTGTAACACGTTGAAAGGTTTGAGTGGAAGCCAGTATCGCATAGAAACCAATGGAATCGTTACACAAGGCGCAAAGCTATCTGAGCTGATTGCGCAGATTCTTTCACCTGCACGAGCGTCACTCACAATGTCTGATGGAACCTATGGCGTTGTATGGGATGCTTTGCAGACAACGCCGAAACAGCATATCGGCCCGCATAATTCGTGGGGATTCAGAGGAACAAAATCTTTTGGCGAAGTCGTCCATGGATATAGGATTAAATTCATAAATTCGAATGAACAGTATGTTATCGATGAGCGTATAGTGCTTGACGATGGCTACAAGTACGATACCGAACAGGATGGCGTCCTTCGTGATGCATGGGGCGTCGATAGAACGAGCGACAGCTCATATACCGAAGCGACAAAGTTTGAGTCGATTGAAGCCGTGTATATGACGAATCCTGCACAAGTGTTTGGCTTTGGCAGATACTTGCTTGCGACTAGACGGTTGCGTCCAGAGATGTTTACCGTCAACATGGATGCTGAAAACCTAGCGGTGAAGCGCGGTGAGTTAGTGAAAGTATCACATCCGGCGCCTAGGTGGGGGCTTGCAGATGGCAGGCTTACAGGATTAACTACCGATGAATATGGCGATATTCTCGCTGTAGAAACCGACAATGCGGTGTTTATGGAATCAGGTAAATCATATGCTATACGTTTTAGGACTTCAAGTGGGGCTTCAATTTACTGGCCTGTTGCAACGGTTGCTGGCGACACACACACGCTTACTTTTTCAAGCGGTATGCCTGTCAATGATGATATGCCAGCTGTCGGAGATATGTTCTTCTTCGGTATCGCTGGCCTTGAGACCATTGACTGTATCGTATTTGGTATTGATTTGAACGATGATTTGTCGGCGAAATTGACATTGTTTGAAGCGGCTCCAGCTGTGCACAATGCCGATGCTGGTGCAATACCTGAATTTAATAGCAAGGTGAGCTTCGGGCCGAAAGCCTCGGCGCCATCTACAGTGACGCCGGTATATCCGCCATCACAAGACGTGATTCCATATCCTGCAACAAAAGCACTTGCAACGCTCTCTGCCCCCGTGGATTTCAACGGTCAATACGGAATTTATCAAGGGATAATATATATCGGCACAATGCCAAATACATGGGTAAGGGATTATGCTGGGCAGACAGCGGCAGAAGTAGCATCAATAGCTTCAGATTATGCAGACGATGCAAAAGATTATGCGGAAACGCTTGCCTCAGCTCTACAGACGCAGGTTGACAGGGCAATTGTTTACTATACGCAAGCAAGCGACCCATCGACTGCATGGACAACGACCAAACTAAAAAATGAACATATCGGAGATTATTGGCGCACCGCTACAGGAGCCGTATGGAAACAGTGGAGTGGTACAGCGTGGACGGAGATATCTGATCCCGTCGCGCAGGCTTGCGCGACCGCAGCGGCCGGGGCCGCCGACGCCGCGCAAGGAACGGCAAATTCTGCCGTGACCGCAGCTGCGAATGCGCAGACTACCGCCAACAATGCCGCATCCTCTGCGACTATCGCAAATAATCTGCTTGCCGATATTGCATCAGACAGCAAGCTCACTCCGGTTGAAAAATCTAGCGCAAGAAGCGAGTGGAATATAATCGCCGCCGAACTCACGGCGAACGATGCACAGGCTACCGCTTTCGGAATAACCACTGAAAAGACGGCCTACGATAATGCATTCCAGGCTCTTGCTACCTATCTAAATGCCGGAACGACCTGGACATCTGGAATTCCTTCGTGGCTCGCTGATGCAAACCTCGGAACGACAACCGATATCGTAGGTGCTACATTCCGGGCAACGTGGAAAGCCTACTACGACGCCAGAACCGCACTCCTGAACGCTATCGCTGCGAAGGCAAAAACTCTCGCCGACGCCGCGCAAGGAACGGCAAACGCGAAAACCACAGTATGGGCGACGCTCGCGCTCGCGCAAGCCTCCGCCAAAATTGGGGATTTATTCCTCGACGCCTCCCTGCTCTACCGCTGTACTGTAGCTGGCGCATCAATCACTCTTGCAAACTCAACGCGCCTCACCCCGAAACGGTATGCTGACGTAGCCAATACTACCGCAAGAAATGCGCTTACTGGCATGATTTTCGGTGATAGCGTTTATCAGACCGATACTCGGCAATGGTACATTTATACAACGTCATGGGTTGCGGATGGTTTGCCTCAACTTAGCGAAGATGACGTTGAGGAGATGATACCTAGATGTCTTGGCCTCTTTGCTTACGCCAGCCGTGGCTCAATCGCGGGAATGCACGAGAATGACCTTGCCGTGCTTTACTCCACAGTGTGGGCCGAACGTGGCATCTATGCCTATATCGGCACAACATGGACCAAACAGCCTAGCCCTACGGCGAATCAAGTATCATTATGCTTTGTCTACGTACTTGATGCCGTCAGGCAGGGATATGGTGTGTCGGCTGACTACATAGGTACGGGGGCAACGAGTTTTGAGACTCTGCTGGTCCGTTTTCTCTTTGCACAAAACATTGTTTTAGGCACCACAGGATATATCAAATCGTCGAATTTCGCTACCGACCCTACAGGCTTCCCCTCGGCTGGCTTTAGGCTCGCGCATTCAACTGGGGTTCTTGAGGCGGTTGGCGCGAAACTAGATATTGCCGAAGTGCGAGGTGTGAAATGGTCAAGCCCTGTGCAACTAGGTTCTGGATTAACGATATCTGGAGCAGGCTCCGCTGCACTTGCAGCACTCAATAGTACCGATGTTGCATTTATCGACAGGGACAACGATTCTCTCAGAGTATATCGCTGGAATGGTTCAACGTGGGCACAAGTAGGTTCTGGGTTATCGATATCAGGAATAGGCTACCCCGCACTTGCGGCGCTTAATGGTACCGATGTGGCATTTATCGACGGTGTCAACGCTTCTCTTAGAGTATATCGCTGGGATGGCTCAACTTGGACACAAGTTGGTTCTGGATTAACAATATCAGGAGCAGGCACTCCCGCGCTTGCAGCCCTCAGTAGTACTGATGTGGCATTTATCGACAGTGGCAACGATTCCATTAGAGTATATCGCTGGAATGGTTCAAGTTGGGCGCAGGTCGGTTCTGGATTAACAATAACGGGAGTAGGTTATCCTGCACTTGCAGCACTCAATAGTACCGATGTGGCATTTATCGACAGTTACATCGAATCCCTTAAAGTATATCGTTGGAATGGTTCAAGTTGGGCACAAGTAGGTTCTGGATTAACAATAACGGGAGTAGGCCAAGTAGCACTTACCGCACTTAATAGTACCGATGTTGCATTTATCGACAGATCCAACGATTCCATTAGAGTATATCGCTGGAATGGTTCAAGTTGGGCGCAGGTAGGGTCAGCTGGGAGTATATCGCTTTCTGGGGGAATACCTGCTCTTGCCGCGATGAATGGTACTGATGTGGCATTTATCGACAGTTACAACAAATCTCTTAAGATGTATCGTTTTGGTTTCTCACTTGCAACGCCATATCATCCATAAGGAGAGCAATATTTGGAGTTAAAGGAGGGATAAAATGGCTGTAAACTATACAAACAATAATCTGCAAGACAATTTTGGCGAACCCATAAGGAGGATGAAATGGCAAATTTAACCGAATCGTCAGTGTATGAATCTGGCGTACCGCAACTCGAGACGACAACTCAGGCAATAGGTGGCCCCGGCGGCGTAATGAACGCACAGGCGCAGGCACTTGCAAATAGAACGAAGTTTCTGAAAGACGTATTGGATTCGCCGACCGAATTGGCGAACCGTCTGCCCGATGCAACAACAAGCGTCAAAGGTAAGGTGCAGCTTGCCTCGACTGGACAGCAGGACGCCACAAAAGTGCCGAAGGCCACAGGCGCAGAGATTGCTTCCTTGCTTGACGCTGGCGGGTATAACCTTGATAGCCTCGACGATGGAACGAATTACAAGCGCGTTACCGCTGCAGAGAAAGGTGCACTTGCCGCCGGGTATGCGCACTTACAACAGCTTGCAGACGCTGAAGCGGCGACTGCGCTTTGGGATTATAATGCCGCAGCAAAGATGCCACCATCCCTATTAAAAAGAATTGTTGAATCTTCATCCAATGGAGCGGCCACAGTAATACATGATGACCTTGGTTTCCCCTCGATGATGTACGTTATTCGCGGGCCTATCCTCGCGGGGCATATCCATTCTGATATGGGCGGTGCCACTTTAGGGACCGATGATTTCCCCGCTTTTAAGGTTAACGGTGTACAAAAAACTGAAATATTTATTTCAATGTTTAAGATGACCAGCTTCAATGGTACAAGTTATCATGGTAGTGGCACTGGATGGCGCGCCGTATCTTGGCCTGGCCTTTATCCGACTGGAAGTCTAAATTATGACGTCAATAAAGCCTTGCATACATCTAAAGGCCCTGGCTGGCACATGATGAATATTTGGGAGCGCGCGCTCATTATGTGGCTTTCTATGAAGATGGGCACAGAGCCGAGGGGAAATACCTACTACGGCAGAAGCCACGAATCAGGCTACGAGTATGAGTCTGCGGTCCGATTTGACGGGTTAGCTCCAGGAGTGGCATCGGGAACCCCGAAACACAGAAACGGATCATGCCCCTCAACATGGTCCCACAATCGTGAGCGATGGGGTATCTACGATCTTGTAGGGTCGATGTACGAGTGGACCGATTTAATGAAAATTGTGGACGGCCTCATTTATATGCCGAACGACAACTATTTTGATCTCGCAGAAGCATCTTGGCCTTCGCAAGGAGTGTATTTTGATAATACTGTTGCTGGATCAGGTGGTGTTCCCATACTTAATACCTCTCGCGAGAATGCGCTGACCAATCCGAATTCTTCCTCGGTAGTGCATAGCTCCTTGATGATGGCTGCAGAGTATGATGCTCTTAATATCGCTGTCCGTCAGAGAATGCTCAAAGCGGGGATAGCTCCCAAGATTTCCAGCACTGGCAGCACAAATCCGTGGTCGCCGAAGGGCATTTTATACATGCGAAACTACGGTGAGCGCCTGCCGATCTGCGGTGGTGGCTGGGGCAACCCGGCCGTTGCCGGTCTCGCGTGCCTTTATCTGGATGACCTTCGCTCGGCTGTGGGCAGCGTTATCGGTTCTCGCTCGGCTTTTATTTCTCTCTCCTGATCCTTGATCTTTCTTGGAGGTTTCTTAATGGACAACTTAACCGTGCTGACAAAGTGGGAGGATCTCGCCGGATATGCGTACATCGCCATAAAGAGCTACCCGAAGAGCGAACGCCACACTTTGGCAGCGCAAACGGTCAACGCGCTCCTCGATACAGGAGCGGCGATCCAAGCGGACACTTTGCCCGCGGTGCGAGGAAATGGAGCGGGAAAAGCTAAAAAGACTGATGGGAGAATAATTTTTAGGAGGTGTGAAATGGGAGAGGATGTAGTTTTTGTTCCGTGCGCGTCTTTGATTTTTGATTGGGGTATTTGGCCGCGTCACGAGGCTAATAATGTTGACTACACCAACGTCATGCGTATGGTGGACGCAATAAAGGCTGGAATCGAGCTTCCGCCGATTATCGTTGATAAAAAAACCATGCGAATCGTTGACGGGTTCCATCGTACAAAGGCGCATGAAAAAGTCTACGGAGAATCAGCGCAGATCCGCGCAATCATGCGTGAATACAAAAGTGACAAGGACGTCTTTATTGACGCAGTGGCGCTCAATGCAAGCCAGGGATTGCCGCTGTCGCCGATGGACAAAGCGCACGTCATCATTAAGGCGCAAGAGCTAAAACTGCCCATCGAGGTTATCGCTAAAGCATTAGGCATCACGCCGGAGCGCGCAAAAGAATTCTTTCAAAAGCGCAGTGTGCAGTTTAGCGATGGCGAGCGCCGCCCTGTTGCCGCTGGAGCATCGAGCCTTGCTGTTAAGCTCAATCAAAGCGGGGCAAAGCCTGACGAAAAGCAAGAAGAATTTTTCACGCGCTCAAATGGCATGTTCCCGATGACGAACGCACGCCTTGTCCTTATCGCGTTGCGCGCGAAAGGGTCATTCGAGCCGACAAAGGAGGCAATTGCGCTGTTAATAGAATTGAGAGCTGAAATTGACCGAGTGCTCGAA